CGGTGCAAATTCAGGTGTGGCGATGGGCGTGAACTGGTCACTGACAGATACCTCTGTTTCAGACCCTGATTTCTCTTCTGAGAATGTAACATATCCCGCAGGAACGGGCTCTGGTAACAGCGATGCCCAGGTTGCTCCCGGATATGCAAAAGTAGAGGTGGTTACGCTTACATTCATTGATGCCACTTCGTACGGGGTCAGTTCGAGTATCTCGAACGGCTCAGGGTCCGGCTCGGATAACACTGGCTATCTGAATCAGACTTATATCGACAGCGTAACAGGATTCAGAGTTACTATTCTAGTGGGAGACTCTGTCGCTTATAAGGCTGGCGATTATATTGGTTATTCAGTAGAACCTGAGATTCTGACTTCTACCATACCAACTCGTGCCATACCTGGTATCAGGGTTCAGGTGAACAACACTACGGGTGTCGGGGTTGGTGATACTGCAGTTCTTTCCACTTATAATATGGGTGGTGTCGAGCCAACTATCGGATCTTTTTATTATGTCTCATATTATGAATCCAAGCAGTTTGATTCCGATGGTTTGACCAAGGCTAAACTGTATACCCAGGAGAAGAATGTCTTCGCGGATACAGGGAAGTTGACAATCAATAACAAGCTTGGTCTCGCTGCTCACCTGGCTTTCCTGAATGGTGCTGCGGCTATTGCTCTGCTGCAGATTCAGAAGACTACCGGTACGAGTGATGCACCGGATTCTCGGTACATAGCTGGTATTGATTATTTCAATGAACCTATGGAAGCAGGAATCAGGCCCATGCTGATGGAGCCTGTTACAACCTCAACCACAGTGCTCTCTTATCTGAAGACTTCGAATGTCATTCAGACAGGCATCCGGTATGCCAATGAGCGGTATTCCTGGTTTGGTTTTGCACTTAATACAACTCCGTCGACGGCTCAGACATATGCCAGGTCAATGGCAACCGAGCGTATGATGGGGCTGTATCCGGACGGAGCGGTCACCACGGTGCGTGACGATTTCGGCAATGATGTTGAGTACCTTGTGGACGGTTCCATGATGGCCGCCGCCGTAGCCGGTCGGGATGTATCGCCTGCTTTCGACGTAGCGGAACCAATGACTAAGAAACCGATTGTGGGTTTCAAACGTCTTTATCGTCGTATGGATTCGGTCACTGCTGCCCAGGTGGCGAATTCGGGACTGACGCTTCTTGAGGAGTTGGCTTCTGGGATTGATATCAGGTTCGCTCTGACCACGGATATTTCGTCAGTTTTGACGAGGACTCCATCGGTCATCCGGACAAAGGATTTCATTCAGAGGGGTACTCGAGATATTCTGTCGGTCTACATTGGACAGAAGTTGCTGGCACAGAGGACTTCTGAGATTGAGCAGACTCTGACTTCGTATCTGTCGGCTCTGCAACAGGCCCAGATCATTACGGCCTATCAGGGTGTCAGTGCAAGTCAGGATGCGAACGACCCGACGATTGTTAATGTTGAGGCGTTCTACAGCCCAGTGTTCCCACTGCTGTGGATTGTCGTGACGTTCAATCTCAGGACTAGCATATAAGAGATAACATGGAGGGGGAAAGTTTTTCCCCCTCCTTTAATCTAAGGAACAAAAATGAATGCAAAGAAGATTGCTAATAACATGTTGGAGTTCCTAATTGATCCGACAGTGTTTCCTGTCCAGCAGCGCCTGTATTTTAGGCCGGAAGAGGTTCTCAGGAATGAATCCTTTGAGAGCGCCAAGGCCGACTCTTATAAGGCGTATGGGGATCAAAGAAAGAATTCTGATTTTTATCCAAGTAAAAACCGAACACGGGAGGCAGCGATAATGGACCGGAAAACAATTGTAGCGAGTATGGATATTCTTTCTCAGCAGTTTACAGATGAGAACGATCCAATGGCAAAAGATCTTCGGACGATGGCTTTTTGTGTAGCGAAGTTACCCGAAGAAGAGTACACCGCACGTTTGGCTTCAGAGGATGTGGAAGCCAAGAAGAAAATGGAAATGGAAAAATGCCCAAAATGTGGAACCAAGGTTCTGAAGCAGACCGGGTATTGCCTGAAGTGCAAGAAGAAAACTCTTAAGGCTTCAGAAGAAGCGGTTGCAGAAGAAATCGTTGAGGCTTCAGAGGAAGTTCTTGATGGTATGTGGTCGAAGGAAGCCGCCGAGGCTGTTCAGGAAGCCTTGATCTCTGATGTCCTTGGTGGGGACGCAGGCGAACTGATGGATGCTCCCGCGCCCGTGATGGATCCGGATGCTGAAGTTCCGAAAGAAGAGGAAGCTCCGAAAGAAGATGCTCCCAAGAAAAAGAAAAAAGAAGAAGCCCCAGTGATGGAAGAAGCTCCGGCAGGAGCCCCTGCAGAGAAAGCACCTGAGGCTCCGAAAACAGCGAACATCAAACAAGACCTGAAGAGTGTGGTTGAAAAAATCAAAGGGCTTGATCCGAAAGTTCTCAAAGACATCGGACGCGCTGTTTCAACAGGAAAAGCCGCCTCTGAGGATGTGACTTCCGGTGTGGGTTCAAAATTTGTAGGCCTTGTGGGACTTCTTCTAGCATTGGCCGCCGCAGCTCATGCCGACCCGGCTCAGGTTGGTTCTCAGATGGCTAACAAGGCCCCGGATCAGGTTGCAACCTACTTGGACTCTTTGGTACAGAAGGCTGATGAAGTCGAACTGAAGTCAAGAGGCACGTCAACTGTTCAGAAAGCGATTCAGGAAATCAACGATGCAATTCCTGAGAGTGTTACCAAGACTCCGGGAACGACACCAAAGCAAGTTGTGCTGTCCTCTGAAGTCCAGGTAGTGCCGGAAGAGAAAAAGGCTGAGCAGGTCGTTGACACAAATATCCTGGCCTATGAGGGCATTGAACTTAACACGCCGATGATGGACGAAGTCAGCCTTACTGCTGATGAGAAGAGCCGTCTGGACCAGTTGTTCCTGTAAGAAGTAACATAACTCCACGAAGGGGGTTATTGAGATAGATAAATGAAAAACCAGATAGGGGAGTAATTTATGGCACGGGATACCGATAGCTACATTTTCCGTAAAGGGGTCACGCCAAATACCTTATCGGTTATTTCGTCGAAAAACAGGGTATTCGCATATAATTCTACGGGTCGTTCTGTTCAGATTGGGGTCATTTCAACTTTTGATCCCTCTGAAGCTCGTACCATAGAACCTGTACGCGGTATCGGGTTTGGAGATCAGATAGCTGAGCTTGTACCTGGGGTCACGGATCCGATGACGATCTCTGTTACCAGGACGGCTTTATATCTTTCGAACATCATGCAGGTTTTCGGATATAAGGCTGGTATTGACGGGGTGGCACGTTCACTCAAACATCATCGTTGGCCGTTTGATATTCGGCAGGAGCTCGTTTTCAGTGGCTTGGCCGCAGAGAACGTGGATGGCAGTGTTGTTAAGAATATCAATTCGGTGACGAAGGATTCACGCGATGAGAAGGGCATGTATAATCAATATGCCGTCGTGACATTTTATGAGGCTTGCTGGATCAGTGATTACTCGGTTTCGTATGCTTCAGATACAGCTTTGGTACAGGAAACTGTTACCATCAATGTGTCGGACGTACTGGCCGGACCTGGCAAGTTCCCGTTCACTCAGTCTGAGATTGAGCCGTACTCGATTCTGGATACTGGAGAGGCTCGTTCGAAGAAGTTTTCGGGGTCGATAGTTGGGTAAGTGTTGGGGTTAAGGGGAACGGGGGGCTCTACGTCGGGAGCCCCCTTTTTCTCCGTAGTGGATTGAATGGGGAATTTCTCCAAAAAAAATAAGATTTAGATTTAGCATAAGAATAATTTCAGATTTAGATAGGATACAAATCCTCAATTTTTCCCTCAGTTCAATCCCCAATGGGGAAACTCCTCGTTTTTTAAATACTTTTTCGGAAAGGCGTCTAAGATATGGATCTGGATAAGGTTTTATTAGCTGTCCGGAGAAAATTTTCTCCGGGCAAAGTGATAGATTTTAATAATGAAGGTTTGCATTTCGTATTGGAGCCCTTATGCTCTCTAGATGAATCGAGAGTTCTGACGGCTCTTAAGGACGTAGAGGATACCCAGTATATCGAGAACCTTAAACGTCAGACCCTGTCGTGTTCGATCAAAAGGATTAAAATTGATGCTGAGGGTGACGAAAAGCCCTATGAGATTGATTTGAGTGTAGAAGACATTGAATATGAAGAGAAGGGCGAAAAAAAGAGAAAATCAAAATATCTATATATGATGGAGTTTTTGGGAAAATGGCCCTCAGCTTTGATAGATGAGTTATTCGATGCTTTTTCAGATCTAAACAGAGAGGTACAGGCTCGGGTTCAGAAGGGCGTTAAGTATGAGAAGTTTATCCTATCCGAGCCAGTTCCGGAAGAAAAATCTTCAAAATTTAAACGTGTGAAAGACACGGTTCCGGCTGAAGAAATGACTCAGGAAGAACGCCTGGCAAAAAAGGTAGAGAAAGAGATCGATCAAGCTAATGCGAGGATAAGTGAGGCTGTTCCGCAATGACGAGGGATGAGGCATACAGATCTTTGTCAGACCTGATTTGTAAGGGTTTTTTAACTGTAGGAATGGAGATGGCTGGCAAGACTCTTATTTTTAAAACAATCAATGATCGGGAGTACGATCTTATTCGGCTCTATTCTGGTATTCCCTCGGATTCGATGAATTATTTGAGAACCAATCTGTTTTTTTTGGCTTTCTCCACACTTTTGATTGATGGCCAGAATGCTCTTGCTGACCGAGAACAGAAAATAGGTGATCTCTATGACTTTTTTTCAAATCTTCCCTTAACTATTACGTCAACAATTCAAGTTGAGCTGGGTCTCTTGAAGAATACTGTTATCGAAGTATCTAAATATTTGGAAGGTTTTTGTTATACCACGTACTCTAGGGATTTATGGCGAGCAATTAAAGATCTACCAAATAAAGAGGAGTTTACCGGTATAAAAGGGACAAGTTCTATAGGATTGAATACCTATCAGCATAGTTGGGTATTATTGAACAGAGTTATGGATACAGAGGAGGAAGAAGATAGGGATTTTGATAATGCAATTCTGATTGCTTCTGCACAAAATTCAAAAGGTGCTAAGTCCGTGAGGGGAAAACATGATTCTGCCATTCAAACTCGAGATGAGAGGCGGAAAAAACTGGCTCGGAAGGGTGCCTCGGATAAGGCTCAGTGGTCCCCAGAAGGATGGGCAGCGCCGGTTGATACAGCGGAGGAGTTGGTGGCCGAACTTGA